AGTTGATTGGCCTGCTGCTACTGCTCCTACACTGTCAGCCAGTGGCGCAACAGACTACTTTGTTTTCATCACGCACGATGGCGGTACTACTTGGTACGGCTTTACTGCTGGACAGGCAATGGCGTAATGACTAGTTCTAAGAACTTAATACAGGCAAGTGCTGGTGTTGGCGGTGGTAGCTTCTACCCGTACACGGTGGATAATTCTGCGCGCTTTAATGACGATGATTCTGCTTATCTTAGTAGAACGCCATCTGCGGGAAACTCCAAAACATTTACAATTTCTTATTGGATGAAGGTTGCCAGTCCCACTCCAGTTGACTTTATGCTTGCCGCACGAAACAGTTCTGGCGGGGCTTTTTTTTCCATCAAGTACAACACAAACGGTGCGTTGCAAGTAAACGACTCACAAAACTCAGATGCGCTAAATTTAGTAAGTAATGCACTCCACAGAGATGTATCTTCTTGGTATCACATTGTTGTTGCTATGGATACAACACAAGCAACATCGTCTGATAGGTGTAAGATATATGTAAATGGGGTGCAAATAACAAGTTTCTCAACATCCTCATACCCCGCACAAAACGCTAACATGATTTGGAATACTGCGGTTGGACACTACATAAATTGCAGTGTTAATGCTAGCGGGACTCCAATTTTATTTTGGGATGGCTATTACTCACAAGTATCTCATGTGGACGGCACAGCACTAGACCCTACATCATTCGGTGAGGACAAGAACGGTGTCTGGGTTCCAAAGAACATATCAGGACTCACATTCGGAACCAACGGCTTCTACTTAGACTTCTCCAACTCAGCCGACCTTGGCAATGATGTTTCAGGTAACAACAACGACTTCACTTCTTCAGGGCTGACAAGTTCTGACCAGATGACAGATACTCCCACCAACAATTACCCAACCCTGCAAGCCGCTTTTTCTATTTCTGCTACAACATATTCCAACGGTAATTTAGAGGCTCAACAAGATAGCGGGGCTTTTAAACACACTCGCGCTACTTTTGGTTTGCCAACAACTGGGAAGTGGTATTGGGAAGTTCAGTTTATTGATGCAAGGGCTACCGACCCTCCAAGCACGGCTTTTGGTATAGGTGTATCAGACAATGACGGAATAGGAGACTCAGGATATTCAACTGGCGCAGTCATTGCAACTATACCCGGCAGTACAACAACCTACGCTTACGAAGATGGTGCTTATACTCCAGCAGATAACATAACTCTAAGTAACGCTGTCGTAGATGGCGATTGGTTTGGTATTGCCTACGATGCTGACACCCGCAAAATGTGGCTTTGGTCAGAAAGAGATAATACATGGCTTGCTTCTGGCGACCCTGCAAACGGGACAAACCCGTGGAAAACACTTACAGCCTTATCTGCAAGTCAGACTTATTTCCCCATTGCTTTGACTCAGACAAACGACTCTGGTAGATGGAGCAAGTTTGGAGTTAATTTTGGTCAATATGCGTTCGTTGGTTCAGCGCCTACAGACTTTTTAGAACTAAAAGCAGCCAACCTCCCAGAACCCACTATCGGGCCGAACTCAGACACTAAGCCTGATGAAGTATTTGAACCAATCCTTTATACAGGCAATGGCACAAGCCAGAGCATCAGCACTTTAGAGTTCCAGCCTGACTTCACATGGATTAAGAACAGGGATGCCGCTGACAGACATATGCTGTTTGATGCTGTTCGTGGAGCGACTAAGTACCTGTCATCCAACTCAACCAACGCTGAAGCAACAGATGCGCAATCACTATCTAGCTTTAACTCCAATGGTTTTTCTGTGGGCAACAACGTACAAGTAAATACTAATGCTGAAGACTATGTAGCATGGAACTGGAAAGAAAACTCAGAATTTTTTGACATAGTTACATGGACAGGTACTGGGGGTGCTGGGACTATATCTCATAACCTAAACGGCACACCAGATATGGGAGTAGTCAAAAGAAGGGACGCTGCGGATAGTTGGTACTTTATGTCTCCGGTAACATCAAACTATACAAACCCTGCCTACGGCTCTTTAAATACTAGCGGAGCGTTTCTTAATTCTGGTTCTGGTATTACTAACTGGAACAGTACAGATATTAGCTATGCTTCCTACTATGGAGGTTCAGGTGATAAATGGGTCTTGTATCTTTGGAAAAACTTGGACGGTATGTGCAAATGCGGAAGCTACACCGGGAATGGCTCCAGTGACGGCCCCATGATTTTCACAGGTATGCGTCCTGCTTTTGTGCTGGTTAAATCATCAACTTATGCAGGTACTTTTTGGCTAATGTCTGCTGACCCGAATGAATATAACGTGGTAGACACATATCTAGCAGCAGATTCTTCTAATGCTGAATTTAGTCCTTATACATGGATAGATTATTTATCAAATGGATTTAAATTAAGGCAGACTGGAGATTCTTTGAACAGGTCAGGACAAACATACATCTACATGGCATTCGCAGAGAACCCATTTAAATACGCAAACGCACGATAGGTAACATAATGAAATACTACAAGACAGAAACATCAACAGTGGTTAGCGAGAGGCAAGTTCTCAGAGATAACCCCAATACATCATTTGCGTTACCCTTTAGTGACGCGACACTGGCTTCTCTTAACTTGGTCAGACTGACAGACGACACCAAACCAACCTATGACGCAGCTACCGAGAAGGTTATTGAAGATGTCATAGAAGTACGCGATGGCGTGGCTTATCAGACCTACAGCGTAATAGCCCGCCCTGCCGAAGCTATAGCTAACGAACTGGCTAACAAGAAAGCTAACGTACGGGCACAGCGTAACGCACGACTGGCTGAGACTGACTGGGCCATGATGCCTGACTCTCCTCTCATCGACTACGACAAAGGCTTGATGGCAAGCTACCGTACTGCACTGCGGGATGTCCCGGCACAGGCTGGGTTCCCGAACAACGCACTGCCTGAAGGCCCAGACCAGCAGCCTTATGATTCTTGGACATACGACAGCACTAACTTTGTCTGGAATGCCCCACTGCCTAAACCAGAAGGTGAAGCGTACTGGGATGAAGATGCGTACCAAGAAGACAACACTACAGGTTGGATAACTATAGGTTAGAAAAATGATAGAGGTCATGGCGGCAGTTAGCCTTGCAAATAGTGCCTTCAATGCCCTCAAGTCAGGATTGGAAAAAGGCAAAGAACTACAGGACATGGGCGAGACTCTTGGCAAGTTTTGGGATGCTAATGAGCGTATTACGCAAGCTAGTATTGAGAACGAAACCGCCACTTATGCCCAAAAGTTACTAAATGGTAAAAGCATCGAATCGCAAGCACTAGAAATTACCATAGCAAAGACCAAAGCAAGGAAGATGGAGAACGAGCTGCGTGAATTCCTGATTTATTCTGGGCAAGGTGAGTTCTACCGCGAAATGTTGCGGGAAAGGCGGGCTATCAAGAACCAGCGTCTTCGGAAGAAAAGGGCGCAGGAACTAGCCAAAAAAGATGCGATGGACTTGGCGCTTATTGTTTTCCTTTTTGGTCTAGGTGGAGGTGTACTAGCCGTTATTGTTGCTTTAATAGCAGAAGCCCAATAATATAAGCATGTATAACTTTAAGTCGTAGAAGGAAGTAGTTATGGATTTTCAAGTATTATTTAACGTAGCACTTAGTGTAGTTATGATGCTAAGTGGCTGGATGATCCGATCCGTTTACGATGCCATTAATAAATTGAGGAGCGATCAAGTACAGTTAGAAAGGTTACTGTATGCGGATTTCGTTAAAAAAGACGATTATCGAGAAGATATACGGGAAATTAAGTCAATGCTTTCGGGCATCTTTAATAAGCTGGATAACAAAGAGGATAAAAAGTAATGGAAAAGGTAAAAGCAAAGGTAGTGGAAGGTTTGGAGAAAATCGGCAAGATTGTACACGGGGATTGCGACTCCTGTCTGGGTGTGAAAACAATCGTAGTAGCCGTCCTGATGTTACTAATTATAGTAGGGTAAGTTGTCCTTGGTACAGAGATAAGTGGGATTGGTGATGAAATTTCTAAAGATTAAGAATCTAGTTGGCGCGGTTGCGCCTACACTTGGTGCCGCAATGGGTGGGCCTCTAGGTGGTGCCGCTGGGAAAATAATTGCTGGTGTTTTAGGTTGCGAACCTTCCGCTGGGTCTATTGAAAAGGCTATGCAGGAAGTAACGCCAGACCAACTAGCTGAGATTAAACGCCAAGAGCTTGAATTCGAAGCTCAAATGAAAGAAATGGATGTAGATTTGTTTGCCCTACAGACCGCTGATATTCAGGATGCACGTAAATATTTTGCCAAAGATTGGACACCACGCATCATTGCGATAACACTGGTTGCCGGATTCTTGGGATATATATTTATGATCACCGTGGCTGATCCAGAAGATAACCCATTAGAAATTATCAATTTAGTGCTTGGCTGGCTGGGCGGTACTACCAGCGCGATTATCAGTTTCTACTTTGGCGCATCCAACACAAAGGATGATAAATGAGCAAGCTAACCGAAATGCTCCGCAGGCATGAAGGCTCAAAAAAGTTTGCCTACCGCTGCACAGAAAAAAAGCTAACCATAGGTGTTGGCAGAAATATTGATGAGAGTGGCGGTATTGGTCTGTCAGATGACGAGATTGACTACTTGCTAGAAAACGACATTGACAGGTGCATAAAAGAACTCGGTTCTGCGTTCAACTGGTTCTCCGACCTGAACGAAGCCCGCAGGGACGCTATGATAGATCTCGTATTCAACATCGGTTTGACCCGGCTGAATGGGTTTAAAAGGGCATTGGCTGCAATGGCTGAGGCTAATTATGATCTCGCTGCTGCCGAATTTATGGATAGCAAGTGGGCATCACAGGTCAAAGATCGTGCCATTGAAATATGCGCAATGATAAAAACTGGCAATTATAGTAAATAAAACCCTTTCTTTTTCTAATTAGTTGTGAGTATAATGCCCCCTCAAACAACAACGGGAGTATTAAAAATGAGCAACAATCCTTTCCACTATGCCGTCTGGCATAATCTAAGTTCCATCAATTGTTCCGAGTTCATAGAATTGAAGGGCGGGTTAAAATACTTGTCATGGGCAAATGCTTGGCAATTACTGATGGATGAGTATCCTTGCAGTGAATTTGTTTTTAACGAATCAACCGTCTTTCCTGATGGGTCAATGGAAGTTTCCTGCACAATCACAGTTACCTGCTCTACCGATGCAGAAAAAAAGGTTGTCCGCACAATGTGGTTGCCTGTGATGAATCACAAGAACCAAGCAATTATAAATCCAAATAGTAGGGAAATATCTGACAATCGCATGAGATGTTTAGTCAAATGTTGTTCGCTGCTGGGTTTAGGCTTGCACGTTTACAAAAATGAAGAACTCACCGCGCCAGAGGCGGCTGAACTCAAAAAGCCACTGACAGGAGATCAGATTGATAATCTTGTTGATCTGATGGAGGCCAGCTGGACTGAGTACGATACATTCACTCGCCACTTCAAAGTGAATTCTCTATCTGAGATGACCGCTGGTCAGTACCAGAACGCCGTGTCAATTCTTGAGAAAAAATTACAACGCATGGAGGCTGACAATGAGAGTAACTGAGCATGAGCAGAGAACAGAAGGTTGGTTTCAGGCGCGTCTGGGTAAGCCCAGCGCGTCCAGCTTTCATAAACTTATAACCCCAACAGGCAAGCCAGCGGCAAGTGCTGACGGGTACATCAACGACTTAATTGCGGAGCGCATCACGGGAAAACAGGCAAATGTGTTCGTTTCCGATGCTATGCAACGTGGAACTGATCTTGAGCCACTTGCAAAAGAAGTTTATGAATTGATTTCTGGTGAAAGTGTTTTTGACATCGGGTTTTGTCTACACGATGATTTGGAGGCGGGCTGCTCACCTGACGGCTTAGTGGGTGATAATGGTTTGCTAGAAATAAAGTGTCCGATGGCGCACACGATGGTCGGCTATTTACGCGCTGGCAATGTGCTTCCATCAAAGTATATCCCCCAAGTTCAAGGCCAGATGTGGATTACGGGCGAAGAAAAAGAATGGTGCGATTTCATGGCGTACCATCCTGACATGACCGTATTGCTGGTCCGTGTTGAGCGCGACCAAGGGTACATCGACAAGCTGGAAAAAGAAGTAATGAAGGCGTGTGAAACCATTGAAAAATCAACTCACGATTTCATGGCGGGATGAAATGGAAATGCTTGAATATATTTACGAACAAACCACTGGGCTTCGGTGGCAGGACGAAGATGAAGCGATTCAACAGGTCTGGATACAGGCATGGAATGCCAGTTTGAAGGCTATTAATCAGCAGGTTAAATACCTGTATTACAACCACGGAGAAGAAGTATGAGTGATTACGACAACACCAATCGCGGTTCCATCTGGACTAACGAAAAGAAAGCAACGGAGAAACATCCTGACTTTACAGGCAGCCTGAATGTCGAAGGTAAAGAATACTGGATCAGTGCGTGGCGCGGTAATGGGGAAAACCCCAAAGCACCCAAGCTGAACTTTTCGGTAAAAGCAAAAGACGCAATGCCCGCAAAGGCTTCAAAGCCAGCGCCAGCGTTTGACGATGATCTTGATCTGAGTAGCCCACCGTTCTAGTCACTAACGCCCCCTTCGGGGGGCAATTGGAGTACCTTATGAATTTTGGTGAAAATTTACGAAAAATATTGTCAGACAGGGGGATCAAGCATTCCTACATGGCTGAAAAATTGGGTATGTCACAGCAGAGATTTCACTGGGTCAGCAAGAGCCGTGACGTAAAACTATCACTGGCAGTGAAGATAGCTGATGCGCTGGAAATCACTGTATACGACTTGGCGGGAAAATAGATGGATACGACCGGGAGAAGATGGGTGGTGAACAGCGAGTTCACAAAAGATCAGTTCTTAGAATACGCAGAAAAGCTGTTTGAAGATCACAAGTATGTGACATTCACATGGGTAATCGGCAAGAAGCGCAGTCAGGCTCAGAATAACGCCTTACACCTTTGGCTTGCGCACTTGGCAGGCGTACTCAATGAAGCTGGCTTGGATATGAAAAAAACACTAAAGCCTGAAGCGGAGATACCGTGGACAGCAGACCGAGCAAAAGAATTTCTGTGGCGACCTATTCAGAAGGTGGTCTTGGAAAAAGAATCAACCACTGAGCCAACAACATCTGAATATGTGCAAGTTTATGAAGTCTTGAACAGGCATCTGGCAACGAAGTTTGGCGTGTCAGTGCCGTGGCCTACCGGGAGGGAGTAATGATTGATTACATCGTAAAACAAGAATGGCGTCAGCATGCCGACAAAATGGCAACGGGTGATAGGTACAACGGAAGCACGATAAAAGAATTCGGTGAGGGTCAGGTAGCCGGGACCATCGGTGAGATGGCCTTCGGTCGGTATCTGATAGACTCTGGGCTTGGGTTTGACTACGTGGCCCAAGATTCTTTTGATCACGATTTTGAGGTGATGGGCAGCAGGGTTGATGTAAAGACCAAGAAGTCAGTTGGCAAGCCAAATCCGATTTTTAAGGTTAGGGTTCCGCTTTCGCAGCGAGATCAGGACACAGATACCTATGTTTTCACCTACCTGTCAGATGACAGGATCTGGTTACTGGGATGGGAAGACAAGCAAGACTTCTGGCGTGGCAGGAAATCATTTGTGGCGCGTGAGGGTGACAATATTGACGGCTTTGTTGAGAAGGTGGATTGCAGGTATATGTTCGTTGAAGATTTAAATAATTTTGAGTCATTTGAAATGTCTTTTGTGGCGGTGTGAAATGAGAATATTATTTAGATTTATGATAAGCGATGATGAGGGCTGGATAGGTTACACGGAAGGGAGAACGTGGGAAGAAATATTTTATTTTATCGATGAGTTTGGCGATCCTTATAGCGCAGATATTATCCGGCTACCGCCTGATGCCCCTTTAGGTGTTTGTGTTCCAATGGTATACGATGATGA